GGCTGGACCATCTCCGCTCTAAGGGTGTTTGTTTGAAATCTGGCTGCGGCCGTCAGTTTGAACTCGCTCGCTCGCACGCTGTTTGCCTGATAGATGGCTGCGGCCGTCAGCTGCGGCCACGCGGCCCGTGCCGACAGTGCGGGATAGGTTCCACGCAACTGCACCGTCTCTGCCGCGAAAATGTCGTAAAGTTCAGGCTGACCAAGCACAGCCAGCCCGCCCGTAATCGACGCCAGCGACAGCTCGACCGCTCCGGTCTGCACGCTCAGCACAGGCTGGCCGCACACCGGCGAACCCGTTGCCAGTCCGCTCAGCGTAAACGCATGGTTTTGGCTGAGCGTGACACCTTGCAAAACCGGCGACCCGGCAACGAGTCCCGTTGCTGCGAGGCCGTGGTTCTGCGAGAGCGTTGTTGACCCGACCACTGGCGAACCGGTGGCGAGGCTGTTTGCCGCAAGGCTGTGGTTCTGCGAGAGGGCGGTCGTTCCGCAGACTGGCGCGGCCGTGGCCAGTCCGCTGGCGGTCAGGCTGTGATTCTGCGCGAGGGCTGGCTGGCCGCAAACCGGAGTCCCGGCTGTCAGGCTCAGCGGTTCGAGCGTTCCGGCCAGCGTGACCGTTGGCTGGCCGCAAACTGGCGAGCCCGCTGCGAGGTTGTTCGGCCCGAGGGCGTGATTCTGCGTCAGGGTTGGCTGGCCGCAGACCGTCGCACCGGCAGCGATTCCGCTCAGAGTCAGGGCGTCATTGCCGACGCCTCCAGCCCCAAGCAGACCGCCAAACAGGAATGTCAGCCCTTGCAGCTCAGCCATTTATTTACAGGCTCCGCAACGCCTCAAGCGTCGTTTCTGTCTCCGCGATTTGAACGTCCAACTGCTCGACCTGCTCAATTTCACCGAGCGCGGCCGCGCTGGTGCGCAGCATCGAAAGATTGGCAACTTTGCGCTGTAATAGTTCGATGAGATAGGCAATCGTCATTAAATCACCATTTGACGCAGGAGGATGGTTGAAGTATTAAGCAGCATGTAGACGTAAAGAATGTCCGTCGATCCGTCTCGGTACATTACGTCAAAAGCCGTGTCACCAAGGATTGCTGCCCCCTGCGGATAAAGCATTGTTCCCCACGGGAACATTTCCGCACGCGCAAAGTCGTAGGCGAACCAGCGGCCCGTCGCTTCCTTCTGAATGTAGAGCCTGCCGCCTTGCAGCGAATACTTCGTGCCCGTCGTGAACGTCTCGGTTGCGGGTCCGTAAGCGACCGCCGACCAAGTGTTGCCAGCAATGTCGTAGCGGTCGAGCAATGCGCCAGCAGCACCACGGAAAGAGAAGATGTATCGCCCGTTCTGGATCGCGCTTTCGTTTGTCCAGTCCGCTTCGGTGGACGAGTGAACCCAATGGCCCGACATGCCCGTCGTAGGCGCGCCGCCGCGAGCGACCCCCGGCGAGAGTGTTGACCATGTATTTGCAGCGATGTCGTAGCGGTACATGGTCACGGCGTTGTTGCCGATGTAGTAGAGAAAGTTGTCGTTACCCTCGATAGCGTAGGTCGAGGTCGCATCAGGGTTGGTAGTCCAAGTCGCAACTGTCAGCGTGTCGGTAGTGTTCGCGGTAATCGTTCGGATTTGGCCCGCGCCGGTTCCGCCCGTGATGCGAACCTGCGAGTTGATCCACTGGCTCGCAGTCCACGTCTTGCCCGTCTGCACCAGTGTCGTGCCGGTTGCACTGGTCGCGGTCCCGGTGGCAAACGTCTTGAAGTCGCCATCAATTATCGAAGGGGTTGAGATCAGCTTGCCGTCAGTCGCCAGCGATGCGGGCAAACCAGTCTGCGAGAGCGTCGTCCAAGTGTTCGTGGCGTAGTCATAGACTCGAAAACTTGCAGTCGTAAGCGTGCCTGCGCCAACCACATAATATCGCGGAGTGAGCAAACGATAGACCGTCGAGGCGCTGAAAGCAGTTCCTTGCGTGGCGACCGTGATAACCGAACTCGCGCCCCTTGTGTTACTGACAATCTCCAGCACCGCGCCATTGTTCGGTCCAGAGAGAATGTGGACCTTGTAACCTCGCAAATCGCGCTGAAAATTCTGGTTCGTCGTGATTGTCGATGTCGTGCCAGCGGTCGCCGTCAGCGAAGCTGCGCCAACGGTCGAGCCGGTTGACCATCCGCCTGCGGTTCCGCTCGCGCCCGCGCCGAACGTGCCAGCAAGGCCGGGAGACGCAATGTTGATCCAACCATCTTCACTTGGGTTGTAGATCAACGCGATCGTATTAGAGACGACAAACATTTGCTGATGGCAGAAGTGGCGCGACGAGATGATGAACGAACCCGCCGCGCTGGAGTTCGGTGAGGGCGCGCAAAACTCCCAACGCTTGAGGTCCAGAATTTTGCGATTGCCGTTGGTTGTTGGCATGGGTTGCTTCCTAAGTTACTGAAATGTTTCGCCGGAGATTGTCTGACTGCATGTGCATCAGGGCTGGAATTTGGTCGTTGGCGGCGAACCCGCCGATCTGCGTTTGGTTCGTGAGCGTCGTAATCGTTCCAGACCCAACCGTGACTGTGCCAGACCCGATTGTTACGTTCATGTTCGCCGCCGTTGCCTGCCGCACTTCCATAATTGGAAAGCCTTGCGCGTTCGGTAGTGCCATGCCGATCGTCTTGGTCAGCGTGTTAATCGCAAACCGCATTGCTTCAATCGCCTCCATCAATTCGCCCACACCTTGCACGGGCAAGCCATTGACCGACGACACGTCGCCGTCGTTGACGCCATCTGCGCCATGCACCAGCTTGATTCGCTGGAACTGGACGCCGCCGATGTCATCAGACGCTGCGGTCGCTCCGCTGCCCGGTGTGATGCCTACATTGTCTGCCATGTGTTAGCTCGCCTGCGGGATGCGAATGGTGAATGAACTGGTCGAGAACGTGTTGCCGTTGGTCACGGATTGCGACGAGGACAAAGCACCAGTCGCCAGCAGACGGGAGTTGCCCGTGTCGGTGATGGCGTAGTGCGTTGCCGTGCCAGTGGCCGTGACGCTCCCGGCGGTCAAGGCCTGAACCGTCACCTGCCGACCGTTTGGCGAACCGGCTGCGGGTGCGCCAATGTCACCAGCCCCCAGCGTTTTATTGCCGAGAGTTAGCGTGCTTGTTGCCTCCGTGTAGGTCGTCGGCTCGCTGGAGCAGATGTCTAGTCGGTTGCCTTCGGTGTCCAGAACCGTAAGCCCGTTATCGAATACCCGGTCATTGAGAAATGGCATTGATTAGATCGCTCCTGTTTGAATGTAGCCCTCGCTGATCGCCTGCTCGACCGTCAAGATGTACGGTTGCCAGCTTGGCGGCACCATGTCCGCCAGCCGCACGGTTTGGCCGACCATTCCAGCGACCGCCTGTTTAATTCCGTCGGACTCTTCCTTGGTGATGCCGTTGTTGGCAACGAAGATGTCGAGAAGCTGCCGCAGCTCTCCGCCGTCGGCATCAACGTGTATCGGTACGGTTTCAATGTCGGGCAAACTCAGCAGCGGCCATGCGGTGCCGTTGGGATGGTTGATGATGCCGCAGTACTGGTCGGTGACATAAGACTGGTCGCGCAAATGCGATGGACGCAGTAGCCGCATGATGGCTTGGTTGAACGGCTGGATCAGCTGCGGGTCGACTGGAATCATCGGCACCGTTATGCCCTCCAGTAACTGGATTGATTTGTGCGGATTAGCAGCTGGCTGGACGCTTGGCTGGTTGTGAATCCGATTACTTCATTTATGAGAAAACTCTGCTGATTACCGACACTTGTCCCACTGCCGATGCGAATACCTGTCGGCATGTTAAAGTCTTCGTTGCCGTCTGCGATGTTAATGTCTGCGGCGGCAGTTGTGTTAAGGTATGTCTGGATAGTCGACCTGTCTGCCGCATCGTGCCGGACTGTAGTTTGCGATACCGTCAAAGCAGTGCCGTTGGCGACTCGCAGCGATGATCGGACAGTAGCAGTTCTAACCTGCCTTGTCGCGTCGTTGTAAAGCGAAAGAAGGCCACGGTCAGATGGAGTGCTGTTGATAAACTGCGGAAACACACCGTCAGCGGTCATTGAATAAACTGAGAAATAACCGACATAAGATTGCGTGTTGGCATACCACGGCGATAATTCCAAGAATGGACCTAACGCTCCAGAACTTGTGTCGATAATACGAAGTGCTGGTTTCGTAAACTCATTAACAATCGTTGCGCCGCTCGCCACAATTTGCGGCTGACTTCCAGCAGTTGCCTGCACTGCGTTATTGCTGCCAACTTGGTCATACCAAGTAGTGACGAAACCATCACCAGCACCGCAGAAACTTAACAGCGACGCCGTGTCAAGGTTATTGCCGCTGAAACCAATGTCCTGCTCAGCCGAATCACTGGACCGACGCACACGGATGGCCGACCCGCTGTAGGCTGTCCGCAGCTTACGTAGCGAATAAGCAACCGCCGCCGTGTATTGGTCCAGCAGCTTACGTTCAGAATCACCCAACAACAGCAACAGTCCCATTTACTTCACTCCGTATTTGGCGACCAACTGACCCATCATCAGCAGCAGGCCCATTAAACGACCTCGCAAAAATGCAGCGTGATCGTCTTTGCGCCAGTCTCCGCACTGCCGCTGACCAGTTTGAGAAACGGAGCCACGATGAAAACTCGCGGGTCGAGTGCGACCGTCTCGCTGGACGTGACCGTGATGCTGTACCGCGACGCACCGCCGACTTCACGAATCGGCGTGTAGGTTCCGGTCTCGGTCGTTGCCCGCTCAAAGGTCATCGTCGTGCCGGTCATCGACGCCGGGAACGTGACGCCAACCAGCTGCGTCTCCGAGTAGTTTGAGGTGAGGCCGGTATCGACCGCGCCGCTGGTGGTTGCGGCGTTGGCAATCGTCACAGTCTTATCGTTCAGGGCCACAGGTTACTCCTTGGAATCAAGTCGGTTGTTAATTTGTGTAATGCGTTGCCAAAGGTTCTCGCGGTCTTGACGGCAGGTGATGACCTCTTTCTTTAGTTCGTCGAACTGCATCACGAACCAGCGAAACATCCAGGTCGTCGCTCCGGCCAGCGAACCAACGGCAACGGTCAAGGCTCCAATCAAGCTCAAATCAGTCACGGCGATGACCTTTCAGGAAATGACTTTCGGTGTCGGAAAACTCATCCCGTCCGGCGCGTAACCGATAAACACCGTCCAGCGGGCTTTAAGAGCCTCCTTGACGCCGTCAATCGTCCATTCGTGGACGCCGTCGCCATTCCACCGCGTGCCCCACGAATTGATGTTCACGATGTTTCCACTGGCTCGCCGTTGCCAGAACACCGTCGAATGTCCGCCACCGGAACGGGATGAATAGTTTGAAACGACTTCTTGGTCGCAGGTGCTGTTCCAAGTCAGTCCGGTTTGAATCGGCAGGCCGGAATCCAGCCACGCCAGCATGGCGTCGATGTCTTTGAGTGGCTTGGTGGCCTGCAGCTTAAAATTGAATTTGCCGTTTGCACTTGGCGGCATCGCTGGGTTATACCGCTGCGGGTACGGCCAGTCGGATTCAAGGCACATCCCGTGCTGGGTTGCGACCCACTGACCGCCGCTAAGTGTGCTGCCCTTGTCGCCGCTGATGCCGTCCTTCTTCTGTGCCAGATAGTAGCCCGCCGAACGGCTAAACGTCTCGTGCCGACCGGTTGCCAAGAAGTAGCAGATGCTGAACACCTGCGCCAGTGCGTTGCCTTGGCAGCTGCCCTGCTGCCCTTGGTCAAACACCTTCAGCAGGCCCAGCGGGTCCGCCTGCGTGTTGAACTTCGGGAAGGCGTCCCGGTAGTGCTGCAGCACCAGCTCGGCCTCGCTGCCCCGGTCCTCCAGTTCGTCGAGTCGCTCCCAGTCGAAAGCGTAACCCATTCGCCCAGGCGTGAGGTCTTTTGTCGGCTTCTTTTCGTTGCTCACTTGGCCCGTGCCTCCAGTGCCGTCGCCACTTCCGTCAGTGCTTTGAACCAGTCCTCGCGGCTGAAACTGCCACGCTTGGCCTGCGAGGCCTTCATCGCCTCATCCAAATTGACCTTCCATTTTCCCCACGCCTCGCATTTGCCTAAGTCGCTGCACTGACGACCGGCGACCGTAGCGCCAATGTCCGCCAGAATCTTGTCAACGGTTGAGAGCCCACCAGTGCCGAACAGCTTGCCAGCCCCGTCGCGGTAGACCTTGGCAAACTTGGTCAGGTTGGCCGCATCGGCTGGTGCCTGCTGGTATGTCAAAAGGCCGACGCCGTAGTCGTTGGGGACGACTTCCGGCTGTGGCTCCGGTTCCGGCGTCGGCTCGGGAGGTTTCGGTGGGGCTGGCTTGCCGCCGATGTCGAATTTGATTTCAGCGTCGTCGATGCCTTTGTCGGGGTCGAATACCGTAACCTCGACGACATACGAACCCGCACCGGCAAACAGGTAAACATTATCGGCCAGCTTTTCCGGCTCGACCCGGTTGCCGCTGACCCGTGCCTTTACCCGCTGAAACTTGTAGCCGCTGCGGACCTCGAGCAGGACAACATCGGTAACGCTCACGTTACTATCATCGCCAACGAGAATACGGTTGCCCTGCACCTGCGGATTGGTCACGCCCAGCAGTGCCTTCTTGCGTGTGACGGTCGTCTCGACCTGTGCCTGCACAAGGCCGCAAAGCAGCAGGCAGGTCGTAACGAAAAAGGCAGTTGTTTTGTTACGCATTACACCACCGAAAAGGCTTTGAGAATCAGCAGCACGATTTCCAGCACCTTGGCCCAGTCGACCTTCGACCAGTCGATGTTGGCCTGATGGGTTCCCAGTTTGACGGCGACTTCCTCTTCAATGCACGCCGCGAAATCGAAGTCACGCCGGCAACGCCGCGCCAACCACCGCAGGCCGATTCGCCGGTGCAGCGGTTCGTTCTTTGCCTTGTCTTCCAGTAATTCAACGAACGTCATCTTGCCCTCCGTGAATTTCAGCCAGCACGCTCAGCATGCCCGTCAGAATCAACGCCAACAGCATCAGCCCGACCCACTCGCTGCTCATCGCTTCGGTTCCACGTACTTCGGCGAGACTTTAACCAGCAGCAGCGTTTCCAGCATCGGCCACCGCTTGGCCAGCAGGCCTATTCCGGCATTGGCCAGCCCTGTGAGGATGATAATCATCGCTGCCTCAACGGCCAGCGACTGGTCGGCGGTAAACGCCAAGCCCAGATACTGCAGCAGGAATGCCGCCAGCCACGCCCAGACGGACGAGGCGGCAACGCGTACAAATCGTGTCAAGATTTCAGACATTAAAACCACCTCTTGCGCTGTGCCGGTTCCCAGTATTTTTCTGCATAGTAGCCCCGCATCCATGCAATTCGCCGAATGCTGCCGCCCTTGCTGCTTGGCCACGGGCAGCAGCTGCTTTCCTTGCCAGTCAGAAACGCCTTGCGGCCTTCCCTCTCGTCGTCCTCGTAAGTCAACAGCGGGCTGCCTTCCGTAGCTGTGTTGGCCATCCGTTAGCCTCCCGCTTGTTTGTTTCGCTTATCGTTTGCCCAGCAGTCTGCGAACTGCTGAACAAGCTCCTGCGCGAACCGGTGCCGTGATGCTGGTTGCGTGTCCGTACACGTTTTTCAACTTCTTCTTGCACCAGACCGAACCGCCTGACACCACGCCGCAGACCTTGCCAGCTGCATTGACAACTGGCCCGCCGCTGTCACCGGGTATCGCGTAGGAAAACAGCACTTGTGATTTTTCACCAACGCCAGCCACCTTGGCCTTAAAGCACCGCAGCGGCCCGCCACCACCAAATCCGCAGACGTTGACCTCGTCGCCTTCGTTGACTTCATCGGCGACTTCCAAAACGCTACAGCCGCCTGGCGTTTGGCAGTTTAAAACCGCAACGTCCGCCTCTTGGTCGATGCCTCGCAGCGTTGCGTTATTGGTCGCCGTGCCGTCGTGAAAGCTGACCGTAAACGACTGATTGCCGTCGGCGATGTGTGCGGCCGTCAGAATGGCTGGGCCTTCATTTGCCGCCACGATGCAGCCGGTGCCGGTGCCGCCGTTGCTGTTACCGCGAACGACGACCACCGCACTCTCGACGCAGGGGTCGCACTTAACGAACTCCCAAAGACCCGAATCCTTGCCGACTTGCGCCACAGCGTGCGGCACAAACAGAGAAAAGACGACCAGAACTGATAGAGACAGTTTGGCGAGATTCACGGATCACCTGCCTTTCGGGTTGGACGAAACGCCATCCCCCGAATAGTAACAGGCTGGACCGATGTTTAGCCGGTCCAATTTTGTATAACGCAACAAAGTCAGGGCTGATCCTGCAGGACTTCGCGGGCCATCTTGTCGACGTGGTCGCAGCCCTCGACCGGACATCGCAGGTAGGCGACGCGGCCGACGCTACTGCGAACGTGCAGCCGCTCGCCATGCACCGGACAACGCGGCCGATTGTGGGGACTGGTGACCCACTGCGTTTTTGCGTCTTGCTCTGACGTGCTTTCAGCGCCTTCCATTTTTCACCCGTTTTGGCCTGTGGCGTTTGTTTTGCCGCTAATTTTTACCCTAGAAAAATGCCTGTTTTCATTCGGCGACAAATACCCCCCCCACGGTACGTAAAATAACTGTGAGTTTTTTGCAATTTTTCCCAACCCCAAGCCGTGACTTTTTCCAAAAGGGACCCAGCCCCCCACCGGGGGGGGCGGTGCGTTAGTGCGGAATTTCCACCCATTAGCCTTCTGCGTTTTAACAATTGTCAGCTCGTTCATGTCAGCCTCGCTCATACTCAATCACCCGCTGCTCAAGCTGCGACACGAACTCCGCCACCTCACCGGCCGTCACGCTGGGGTTGGCCAGCCGGTAGACCCGCACCGCTTCCGCTATCCGCTGGCCGTGTGCGACCTTTGGATTGTGGCTTCGCCGGTTCCAGCTGCGATGTTCAATCACCGCGCGTCGTACCACGCTCGCAGGCGGCATACAGTCACGGGTGCGGCCGACCTTCAGAATCGCGGCCGACAGCTCGTCACGGTCGAACTCGCCAAGCACCAGATGCCAGGCGTTGACATCGACCTCGGTCAGCTCGCGGCCGAACAGGCTGAACAGCGCCGCCAGCATCAAACCCAGTTCACTTCGATTGACCATTTGAGCCTCCTAGTTGCCGCACATGCCTTCGCAGTCCATCTGCGAAAACTGAAACTTCATCTGCTTGTCAGGCGGTTTGGCCTGCAACTGCACCAAGGCCAACGGCTGGCAACTTCTATGTACGTACTGCTTCGATTCCATGCCTTTTGTGCAGCGGCTTGATTCGTCTCTCATGGCCTCGTCAATCTCGACCGCTCGATTCCAACCTTGCCGGTCCGTCTCCTTGAGCCTCAGCCACTCATCGTCGTTGCGGTACGGGCAGAACACGCAGGCAGAACGCGGCACTGTGTAGCCGGGAAGTCGCTTTGAAAGCCACGCCAAGCAGTCGCTGCGGGTCATAAATTCGTCAAATAACGGGAACTCGGCACGCCATCCAGCCCGACCGATGAACCGCGTCCGAACCCTGTCCACCCGCCGAGGCTCATCAAACGACAAGCCAAACATCTGCGTGATTTCCAGTTCCTTCGGTTTACGCTGGCCCTTTTCCAGTCCAGCAAGTTGTCTAATCGCCTTTTCGATTGGCTTGATCTTGTATTCGGCGGTGCATTGCCGGCGAACGATTCCAAGCGGCTTGCCAACATCGTCAGCCGTATAAGCCGGAATCGAAACAAACCATTGGCCGGTGGCGTTCATGCCGTTTTTGAGGTTATCGCCCAGGCTTGTTTCGCTTGCCCGACAAACGACAATTTCCGGCCCGCCAAGCGACCGTAAAAATTCGAGGTGCTGGTACACGTCCTGCGGTTCGTCGCCTGTGTCCGCAAAAATGGCGTAGTCAACCGGCGGCAAGTCGCCGTCAATCAGCATCAGAAAAAGCGTGGTTGACTGGACACCAGCACCGAGGTTTAAGATTCTCACTTCCCTGCCTCCCCTAGCAATCCTGCCACTCCCGCCTCCTCCTGAGCTTTAATCCGCTGCAGCATCTCGGCCATGTTCTGCTGCCGCTGCTGGCCGAAGGTGACCGGCTTGGCGCTGGCCTTGCCGCTATTGCCTCGCAGGTCGTTGCGTTCCCATTGGCGAACAGCCGCCTTCCAGTCCTTCATGGGATTCTTGCCGACCTTCCAGCCGTTGGCCGTGTAGTGGTCCATCCATGCGTGCGGGTCGACGGTGTTGCCACGTTCCTTGCAGTACGCCACGACATCCTCGATTGTCGGTCGCACCATTGAGATACCACTCTTAGTGGTATCTCTTTCTTCTCTTCTCTCCTGTACTGTGGTCACGCTTTTGTCACAAACTTTTGTGACATTTTTGTGACACAATTCATCAGGTGTTTTGTTGCTCAATTTTTGATTGCAAACAGTGCAGCAAGTCACCAAATTTTCAGCGTTTGTGGCACCTCCTCGGCTTTCTGGTTGGACGTGATGCACCGACAATTTAGCGCCAATGTACGGACCGACCCCCGCTTTTTTGCTTGGGTTCCACTGGCAATAAACGCACGTAAACCCGTCACGCTCGTAGACCTCTCGCCGCACAGCAGCCGGAACGTGATCTTTTTGTTTGTTTGCTGTCACAACTTTTTGTGACATTTGTGTGACACGTTCTTTTTGCTTCCTTCGAGAGGCTGAAATCCGCTTTTTTGCAGACTCACCCAGCCATCGGTCCCAGTTCGGGAAGCTGATGTAAGGCTTGCCGTCGGTGTCCACGCCATGCTCCAGCCATCCAGCGTCGGCCATCAGCTGCGGAAAGTCCGGCAGGGATGTCACCCTGCCCAGTGATGTTAGCGTGACGTGCTTAACGCAGCCGTCTTGCGACTGGCGTGACGCCCAGGCCCAGATTCGATGCAGGTAGCCGACAACGACTTCCTCCCGAACTTGCAGCTGTTCAGCCATAAAGGCAACTGCCGGGTCTTCGTACAGGTCCAGCCGCATTGGTATCCAATCACCAGCCATCACTCACCCCACTTCACTACAACTTCCGTGTGCGGTTGCTCACCAATCGCCGCCTTGAACTTGTTCAGATTCGCCTGGTACACCCGTGAATCGTCCAGCCACAGCTGCCCGTTCAGTGCGTCCGCCAGCGACTTAAACAGGTTGTCCACGTCCGGCCTGCCCAGATGCGGCATCCGCTCCGTTCCCGCTTTCTTCGGCACGCTGGCAGGACGTGGGAACACGAACCGCACCAGCACCGAAACCGGCACGTCCAGCGGCTCGCCTTGGTACGCTTCCGCAGCAGCAAACTTGGCCGCTGCCTTAAACGCATTAACCGGGTCACGTGCTGGCGTGTAGTTCATCGCCATCGCCTTGCCGTGCATCTGGACCACGCGATGGCGCTGCCGTGGCTGGGCCACCGGGATGCCGGGAATGGTAAAGCGTAAAATCATCGTCGCCTCCGTGTGTTATTTAGATTCTTGTGCCTCTCGCCAGTCGGCGTAACGGTTCAGCCAGTCAGCTAGTTGGCGGATTTCTTGAGTGCCGCTCAACACAATCACCTCTGGAAATTCACCACGACCATCTTGAATCAAACTGCAATCTTTCGGACCAGCACTTGCATCAAGCTCTCCGTTGCTGTCCTTTAATTCCAATGGTTCCGGCTTGGCCGGAACACGCCGACGGTAAACGTGTTCGGAGTGAAACATGCCGTCATTCGACGCTAAAGCCCACTCACCAAAACAGGACCAATACTCATCTCCCGGTCGCTTCGTGTCCTTTTGCTTGTCAATCAACCGCCATCCTTCGCCCGCTTCAATTTGCTCGCTCATTGGCCTGCCTCCTCACAAGTCGTAACCTGAATCCATATATTTTCGTCAGCGTCACTAAACTCAACTCCCCCATCGCCTGTCGGAACAACTGTTGTTATTTCAAATCCGCTGATTCGGACTCCGGCAATCTGCTTGGCAACTTCAATCGCTGCGTCAATCGTCTTTGTGGTAACAGGGTCCGACCTGTACGAAGCCCAGTTAGGCTGCTGCACATCCGTTCCTCGCCACGATTCAATTCGTGCTACCATGCGGTCCTTTATCTCGCTCATTCGCCCCTCGCTTTCATATAAACCCCCACCCTCGCCCGCTGGTCTTAACCACACGGCAGCGGCACGCTAGAAAAACTCCCCAAACGTCGCTTTGATGCTGTCAAACTTATCAATCAACTTGCCTGCCGCTGGGTCCGTTTCGTCAAAACATTCACGGTATCCGTGCAGTTCATCCCGCAACTTTTCCGCAAGCTGCTTTAGTTCACGAACGAACGAGTTAAACCCAGCTTGTTCAGAACAAAATTCGATATACATTCCTTCGCCAATGCAGCGGTCGGCTTCCTTATCTCGCTCGGGCAGTTCGTCCCACTCAACCAGCCAGCTTGGCTTCGGGTCGGCCTGTCGCTTGGCCCAGTCCACCCATAACCGGCGAACCATCTTGCCAAGCCGCTCACGTTCTTCCAGATACTTGTCAGCTCGAATTTCTTTCATCGCTTCATTTCCTTTCGTGTAAATAAACCCCACCCTCGCCAGACGCTGCTAAGCAACCGCCATCCATCGCCGGGTTCAATCTGCTCGCTCATTCGCCCCTCGCTTTGGCTAGTGCGGCAGCAGCCTGTTTTCTCGCGTAATGCTCCGCGCCGATAGGTCCATCCCACGATTGGTTAAGTACCCGTTCAAGAGCGGCGCACAACTCTGGTGCGGCTGCGCCGTTTAACTTGATTTCTGACAACTCTTGCCTTACCCCTACCAAGCTGTGATTAAGAATCTCCAGCAATTGGATAATCACTTCTGCCTGATGCTCGCTCATTCGTTCACCTTTTTTCCCTATATTTCGCCAACATCCAACGGCCCCGGCTGGACTCAAACCAGCAACTTTCCCCTTGTCGGGTTGCGTCTACATTCCGCCACGGGACCAGTCGCCGGTCTCTCCCGGCTGTCACGCACACCCTAGTCGGGCCAACGCCGCTAGTACGTTTCGCTGGTCCTTCTCTCCTCGGACAGGACCGCAGATTCACCGACTGCGGAACCAAGGCCTGTTCCTATTCAGGCCCTGCGGTTTCTCGCACAAATTCACCGTCGACCGTCGCTTCGTCCGTCAGCACTTCGGCAACGCAGCTGGCCCACTCAACAGGCTGGCCGTCCTTCTCGTCGATGCAGATACTGCACTGCTGGCTAACCACATCGAACGCAACCTCAACGATGTCCTGCTTGGCCATGTCGTAGCCATCTGGCACGGTGACTGTCACGAGGACCGGAAACTCGACTTCGATTGTTTTTGGCATCACTTCCTCCGTCATGTAAAAATTCAAAAAAACGCGACAGGTTCCCACCGCTGTCGCACCGGTTGGTTAAACGTGTCCGGCGGGACTCACAAACCAGACACGCCAGGGGATTACGACTCCAGCACTTCCGCCGATTCCGCCTCGATGACTGGCAGCGGTTGCCATTCGTTGAGCTTCGACAGCTGCACGCTACGGGCCTGCGGCTGGTGGAACTGCTGGTCATCACGCTCAAACGCATCAGCCACTTCGGCCGACAGCTTCAGCCACTTGGACGCCCGGCGAAACACGGTCTTCTTGGCCATCTCTGACCACCAGTCCTTCCAAGGTCCACTGCCACCAGCTCGGCTGGCCGCTCGCACTTTCTCCACCTCGTCAACGCTCATCACTTCGGACTTCGTGCCGCCATCGTTGAACACGACCCGGCAGTAGGCTGCAATAATCTTGCCCGCCTTCTCTGGCTTGGTTTCATCCGTCCGCAGGTAGTGCGGCGTGTGCTTGGTCACCTCGCCAAGGTCATAGACGAACAGGTCGCCTTCGTGGACGACATCGGCGTGGATGCTGCGAACCGTGCCAGACCGCAGCACCAAGTCAACGATGCCCTTGTAGTCGAGAATCAGCGTGCAGACATCGCCGTAGGGAATCAGGTGTGCGTGCCGTCCGTCTGGCTCGAGCCCCCACTGGCTCAGCTGCAGCATGCAGTTCAGGAAACTTTCCGGCGTGCAGCTGGCCAGCTTCGGCGTCTTCATCAGCGCCGTCAGTCCCGTTCGCACCATTCGTTCCGGCGTGCAGTGCTTCGGCAGCACCCGCGCCACTTCGTTCTTAAAGGCGTCGCTGTTCAGGTGGTCCCTGATTGCCATCTTGCCGACCGCCTTTGTCGCCACCGTCGTTGAAGTCGTTGTCATACACTCACCTCACTTGCCACAGTAATCTTGCGAACGAGCCACGCTGGCGCGGTCGCCATCTTGATTGGCCGGTCCAGATACTCGTCGATGTCAAAGTCGACCAAGTCCTCGACCGCCCGGTGCATCCGTGCCTCGCTGTCCAGCTCTTCCATCAGCTGGGTAAAGTCCAAAGGAAAAATCTCATGCCCGCCCTGCGACTGAATGCCGACCACCATCACCTGCGGCCGTTCGCCAGTCAGCGTTTCGATGCCGTTGCGGTAAAACGCCAGGCGAACGTCGTAGAACATGTTGGCGGCCTGCTTGATAAACTCCTCCTCTGTCTCAGCCGAGGTCGTCTTCCAGTCAATCAGCACGCCGCTGGTCAGCATGTCGACCTTGGCCCGGCAATCGACGCCGCTGGACTTGTGCGTCCAGAAGATTTCCTTCTCGGTGTGGCCAGTGCCGAGGAACTTGCGCACCTGGCTGCAGGCGTTGAGATGCGTCCAGATACGTTCAAGCCGGTCCCAGTCGGCATCGGTCACAATCTCACGGCCTGCGTTGGCATCCTTCCACGCCTTTCCTTCTTTGGTCCGCAGGTCGATGCCTGCTGGTCGCCGCACGATGTCCAGCCGGTCAGGTCCGCCAAGCTCAATCATCGTGTGGACCAGCGTGCCAAACTGCATCGCTGCCGTCGGCTCGTCCTTTGGCCAGTCCTCCAGCGTGTGAACGTGGTGGAACGTGATCGGGTCTTTTAAGAACTGGGCCAGCTGCGAGCTGGATAGTTCGGGGCGGGAATGGTAGTCGGTCATTGTTCATCCTTTCGTTATTCAGATTCTTCCGTAGCTACTGCAAAAAGATTGGCCCCTTGGTCCTCTGGCGGATCCACCAGCTCAACAGCGTTTGCGACGTTTTTAACCGCCTGCACGAAGTAGGACTCTTTCAATTCCACACCTACCCCGCGACGCCCCAACGCAACCGCGCCAGCGACCTCGCTGCCAACGCCCATAAACGGAGTAAATACGTTCTCATTTGGATTCGTCCAAAGCACGCAGCATCGCTCAATAACGTCAAGCTGCAGCGGATGTTGATGTCTTTCGTCAGTCTTTTCTTTTGATTCGACATATGGCAGCACGCGGTGGAGCCGGATGTCGTCCCAGAAACAGCTTGCGTAATTACGCCAAATCCAATGACTGTA